CACTAAAGATGTATCGCTTGGTTCGTGCGGTATGATGAACTGTGTTAACCCTGTAGTAGAGTTATAGTTCTCAGTGACCCCTGTTGTAAAAGCAGACCCTCCTGATGAGACTCTTATTTGCAAAGGATGACTACTTACATTTGCTGTATTATCGATCAAATAAGTATGTCCTTTATAAAAAGTAAAATTAGGGTTGTTGCCAGAAGTAGCTCCAGGTCCTGTAAATGTAAATGCGGACGATCCGTTTACACCCGCAGTATATTTAGTCACAGGTCCAGTTGTCTCATCATTTAATCTAACCCATGCGGCAGCGTGTGCGAAGTACAACCCTCCCGTCGCGTGAACGTGCGCCACTGCGCCATGATATGTTCCCGCACTAGGTAAGTCGCTAAGATTTGCATAATAAAACACAATTCTGTTTGCACCAGAACTTACATCTATAATCCCATCAGAATTTATTATGTCCGTTAGTGTCGTGCCGTTTCCTAAAGCTGCATATACTTCATCAAAATTATCATTAATTTTATCTGCACCTGAACGAAGAGTATCTCCTGTTCCATCGTTAGCTGATGATCCTATGCCTACTGCTTGCTTTGTCATGTCTTATCCCTCGTCAAATGTTTTTGTGGTGGAATCTAATGTTACAGATGTACTATCAAATCTTGAAGCTGTTGAGCTACCAGAAATAATTGTAACAGAATCAACAAATGCTGGCGCAGACAGTCCTGCCATATACGCTATGTTCTCCGCATCTGGGTTCACAACAGTGGTTACTGTTACTGTGCTTATTTCGCCAACAGATTCTAAATTACTAGGGGGGGTTAAACCAAGAATGCTGTTAAACCCAACAGGATTAAACCCGTACTGTATGTTCCGTTGCTCAGGCAAATTCTGTTCTGGGCGTGGATTTCTAAGGGCCTGTGGATCAGGAGTGGCCCTAAGAGGATCAAGTTGAGGTTCTTTGCGTTCCCACTCGTCTTTACCGACTAAAAGGCCGTTCCACTCTTTTCTCATGTCTCTTAGGCGATAACGGAACCCTGAACGATCAGATATGCCGTATGCAAATTTGCCTGTGGCATATTTAGACATATCGGTAATTCCTTAAATCTGGAGCAACGCGGAAGGACGCACGATCTCTATCTTCGTCCATTGCACGATTTAACTCCTCTTCATACACTGTTTTAAGCATTTGAACACGGTCTGGAGCGCGTTTTAAGGCGATATAATAGGCCAAACCAGCCGCTAAAGCAGGGTAAAAACGGAAGGGAACTTGCGTAGTATTGGTGTAAATATCGGCATCATCTATGCGTATTAAGGCGTCAAAAAGGACCACATCGGTACTATTATCGGGCAAAGGCCACAATTTAAGCACTGGATTTATCTGCCTATCAACAAAAAACTGCGTAGGGCGTCCTGTAGTGGTTTTTGTTGGAATACTGAGGTATTCGTCACGACTAATGCGACTTAAAGAGAAATCAGTGCCACTTCGACGTACAACAAGGGATAATATGTCGATTACGTCAGCCCCTAGAGGCTCATCACCATCTCCAGAGGTTACAGTGAAGTTTTTTTGCGCAATAGTCCATTGATTAAGGCCACGATTGGCCCAATCAGCAAATAAAAGGTTCAAAGAGCGCTTTGCGGTCTTTAAATCGTACCCTGTTCGCACTTCTAAGCCGCAACGCTCAAAAGCCTCTTCAATGTAGTCTGCTACATCTAATTCAAAGTCCTTGGAGCCTGATACGGTCATGTCATTCCTCGTTATAAAGGTTATCAAAAACCTTGTTAACATCTAATGTGTAGTCTAAATCAGATTTAGAATAATGTATATGCTGAGATGGTTTAAAGTCAGGAGCGCCTTCTCCAGTCTGGAACCACGCAGGGTGCGTTACGCGCACACGGTTGTTAGGTAACGCAACAATATTGCCCGTCCATTCACCCGCATCTAATAGCTGGAGTACATGGTTTTGTTTATGCTGTGCTGGATCGTCAGCGACCTCGCTATCTGTGTAATCAACGGTAAATAGATACTTTGCAGGGTGCATTTCACCGTTAATTTTCGCCATCCACGGGCAAGGAGTGGTTCTATCCATAACATAGACAGAATGAGTATGAGAGGCGCAATCCCAAGGCTGTGCGTCATATGTTTTCATAGGTTCAGGCCATTCTTCTAAGGGAATATCACCTACAAGTGCAGTTATTGGCATTCTAGCCCACATTGCACCACCATGCACTGTGTCTTCATCTTCGCCTTCGGCCTCATTTCCAGTAAATATAACCTGAAAACTTAAACATCTGTTTGGTATTGTTGTTACACCAATGACCATAGCGTGCAGGAATTCGCCGTGATAATCCTCATGATTATGAGTGTATTCACGACGAACCCATGCCTTAAAATAAGGTATATTGCTGTGCAAATAAGCCATATTTTATTTTTTAACTATCTTATAGCCAGCAGGAAGAGATGCTCTTGCTGAAGCAAGTGACTTCTTACCGCCAGCGGCTCCACCTTTTGTCATACGCATAACTTTTTTGCCACCAGTGGCTCCACCTTTGGACATACGGCGAACTGTTTTACCGCCTGCTGATCCACCTTTAGACATTTTCTTAACTTTGCCACCGCTTCGGTAGCCTTTTTTCTTCATAGCCATGATAAACTCCTTATGATTGGCTTACAGCGCCTGTTGTGCGCTTTCTTCGGTTGGACATTATTTTACCGCAACCCCTTGCAACAGCAGTGCCGGGTACGTTTTTGCCATTAAACTTACGTTTAGAATTAGTTTCTACAGCACCACCATTTTCCATGTTACGAACTTTAGCGTTTTTAGTATTAGATACCACAGTTTTTCCCTTTGCTCCTGCACGTTTCTTTTTACGAGCAGTTTTTGCACGTTCTTCTTTAGAAAGGCTTTGAGCTTTTTTGCGAGGCAAGCAACGATCTGGGTTTTTCTTATCTTTTGACGTACCACAAGGGCCTTTTATGGAACCGTCAGTGCCGATACGAACCCAATCTTGATCTACCCAATCTTTAAGCTCACCCATTAGCTTTTCTTCTTTTTCTTACCCTTTGCGCCTTTAGCGTAATTAGGGTCTTTGCAGTATTTAGAAGCCGCCATATTCGCGTAAGCACTTGGGTATGTATCAAATGTTCGTTTAGCCCATGCTTTTCCAGCAGGGCATATTTTACTGCCTTTAGATTTCTTTGAAGCGGCCCCACCTTTCCTAAAGTAACTTAAACCTCTAGGCATATCGTCCCTTTTTTGGGGCGGTTTGGTAATTTGATTACTCATTTGACTACGACCTATTGCCATTTAACACTTCCAGCGCTTGCGAGCTTGCCTCAAACGGCTGTTAGGGTCTTTTGCCGCTTTTGGAAACTTCTTCATCTGCCCAGAAGATCGTGCGCAGTAAGACTTACGCCTCTTCGCGTCCTTACTTCCGGGCTTAACCTTCCCTGTCACCGCTGTTTTAAGCTTAGAACCGGGGTTTTTACTACGATATGCCTTTACGCCAGCTTTTGTCATTCCCGCCCCAGACTTTGTGGGACGGAAGTTCTTTTTGTTGCGCTTTGGCATCTCGCCTTTTTTAGAATCAGCCATACTCTTTCCGCATAGCCATAATTATGGTGTAAGTATCTGCGCTAGTGTGGCCTACAGTCGTGAAAAGGACATCACCAGTTTTGCCGCTTCCAGAATTGTTTGAAAGACCACCAAAATTAGTGTAATCTTGATTACCACTTTGGTTTTCACCTAACTCAATACAGAAAACATTAGTTGAAGCGTCAAAAAGTATTTGAACCTTCATGCCAATGCACTGCCACCATATTTTTTCTATGACAACACCTGTACAAACTTTACCGCGAGAGTTTTTAGCCAAACCACTAACATCAACCTTAACAACCGCAGCTTCACCAGAACCATCGGAAATATTAGTAAATTTTTGAACTACTTTTTTGTCGCCATCTATAAGCGTCTGTGTCGCTACCGCATCAGCCATATTAATCTCCTATATGTAGCGGTGGGGCTTTCACCCCACCAGATTGATTAAGCATCGTAACCGAAGAACTCGATAAGAATCTTACCAGCGGTGTAGTTTGCATTAGTTGCAGCGCCTGTAACCAAATACATAAACTTACTAGCCGCTGGCGGTACGGGAATACCCAGTACAGAACCCGCTGCTAAGTCGCCACTGTTCAACATCTGAACTTGGTTAGACAAAGAAGTAATAGCCGCATCTTCAGCGCCAGTTGACTCGTCAGCATACCACAGATCAATATCTGGATCACCGCCTGCTGGAGATTCCATACAAGTCAGCTTACCACCAAGAATAGTTCCGTTAAGAGCTACAGTGGTTGTACCAATGTTAGAGTTTGCAGTTGCTGCTTTACCAATGATGTCGCCAGAACCTGAACTTGCCAAGCCTGTAAGGTCGATCAAAATGCTGGTGTGCCACAGACCACCTGCGTGCGTGACTGTAGAAGCAAAGATTGTGCCTGTACCTGTTGTAATGCCTGTACCGGCTGCTGGACCTGCGTTACCCGCTAAATCGGTTACGCCAGTTACACCCAGAGTTCCGCCTACAGAGGCGTTTGTACCGTATGTGGAATTGGTTGTTTCAGCGCCTGTTGCGGAAACAGTGATGTCTTCAAAACCGTTTTTTGAGCGAACGGCACCGTTAAAAGTTGTATTAGCCATGATGATCTCCTGTCGTGGCGAGTGTCAGTCACATTATGCGACTGTCAGGGAATGTGCATATTATACACAAAACAAAACAAAAAGAAAGGGGCTACCGCAGTAGCCCCCATCTCAACAAACTTTGCTTTTGCAGTGCGAATCCTAGCCCAGCAAAGTAATTGTTTACGCTCCGGGTGACCCAAAGATTCCAAGAGGATCGGATACACCAAACGAATAACGCTCACGAGCTTTGTAGCGGCTGTTGCCAGTATCAAAGTCAGCGTCCATCGAAGTAGCCATTGGGCTACGTGTGAAGTGCTTCAGACCATTTGGAACGTCAGTCATCAAGAACCAAGCGTCAGTGTCTGTCAGATAGTGATTGACAGTATAACCGCCCGGAACAGAGCCGTTGTTGCGGATGGCGTTAAGATCGTTGTCTGCAGTGCCTACGCGACCTTCTGTTTCCAACAAACGAGTTGCAACGAATTGCAGGTTCGGTGGAATCACAAGTTTCTTAGGTTTTGCAGCGATCAACAGGCCGCGCTCGTCAGTCCAACCTGCAATCTGAATGATAGCCGCCTCAAGGGAAGTTTCATTCAAGTCTGCAGCTACTGTTGGTTCGTTAGAGTTTGACCCACCAGAAATCAGCGGGTGAGCAGTAGAGCAAAGCTCAACGCCGTCGCCGTAAGTGGTGCCGCTAGAGAAGGCGTTGTTTAGAATTGTAGCCGCCTTAACTTGCTTAGTGTACGCCATGGCACGAGCCAGTGCTTTAGTATAACGAGATGACAATGAGTCATACAGGTTATCCTCAATAGCTTCCTCAGTAATAGAGAAACCCATTGCCACTGTTTCGTGTGTGTAGCGTGCGGTGAACGCCTCTTGAGCATTGTCATATTCGATGGCAGAGCCTTCGTTCTTGACAGGTGCCGCTGAGAAACCTGATAATTTAACTTCTTCCTCAAAACTTCTATCTGAGGATTCTGTTTCAAAAATCTCGGTATGTTCTTCACCGTATTTTGCATATTCCAAGCCGAACAATGCGTTCAGACCCGGGAGCAGCTCTTTAAGTAGCTGTGCGCGTGAAATAGCCATTAGTTAATCTCCTTAAACGCCGACGGTGTGGTCATAGCGATGATAGCCAGCAGTAAACTTCACGAGAAACTCTGTGAAATTGCCTGAACTATCAACCGTGTCTGGCACTACGTCGATTACAGTGAATGGTAAGACAGATGTGACGTTGTTAATAAACACGCCCATACGGCCATTACCTGTAGCAGTCAGTCCTGTGTTAAGCACCAACTCCGCGTTACAAGAGATTGTAGTGGCACGAGACTTCGCCAAAGGCGCGAGTCCAGTTGTTGCGCCGTTAGCAGTTGTGTTCGTAACGTTCACAACTTTAAAGATTACGTTGGGATCATCCACAACGATAGCTTCAATATCAGATGCTACAGTGCTTGCAGGGTAGTTCTGTCTGAATGTTACTTGGCCTGTGCTTGGGTCAGTAAAACTACATCCAAGAAAAACACCAATAACGCCAGCAACTGCTGAAGTATTGTTCTGCAATGTGGAGATAATGATAGTACCGTCACTTGTGTACTGTACAACATCTCCGTAGAAGATTCCTGTTCCA